GATACTTCTTCTGTTTTATACAACGCAGGGACTACAATAGCAAGTGTTACAGACGATATTATAGGGACATCAAGGCCGCAGTCAACAGATTATGATATCGGGGCTTTTGAATATCAGAGCGGGGCTCCAAGCACAATAAGAATAAATATAACGGCTGTGGGCATCGGCACGGGCATCGGAACAGGGCTTAGATGATGGGCAAAGCATTTCAAGGAGAAAGGGCCCAGGATGGGGAGGAATGTTAGCATGAAAAAACTTTTTTCGTTTTTGATTATGTTGTCAATGTTGATGATTTATACTGTCAACGCCCAGGCGATCGAAGCCGTCCGCCAAAAAAACACGGCAACCTATATCGTTTTCCCCTTAATCGACAGCTCGGATGACGTGTCTTATAAATCGTCAGCAGCTTCTCTTGACTCTGAAATCGACGCTTTCGCGGACGGTTCGGCACCGGACGGGTTTGTCGACTGCACAAACGAAGCCACAGAAATCGGAAGTACCGGCGTTTATTACCTTTCCCTTACGCAAACGGAAATGAACAATGACTATATCATTATCCAGGTTAAGGCGAGCGATGCCAATACTCAGGCTATCTTAATAAGAACGATGATTGGCGACGCCGCGAATTTGGCAACTACGGACGACGGCGGGGCTATAAACGTAACTGCCGGGAAAATCGACGAGGTGAATAAATTAACGGAATTCGATGAGGATAACACGGCAATCGATATCGACAGCACAACATTGGGGACGGTCAATACGCTGACAGGGCATACGCCGCAAACAGGGGACTCTTACGCGATCGTAAATTCCGGGACTTACGGCAACAGTGTAATCGAAGGACTGGTAGACGATTTGGAAACCAGGTTGACCGTGGCCAGGGCAGGATATCTGGACAAGCTGAACGTTACAGGCACGCTGGCAAACAGCGACGATGCGGCAACATATAAAGCGGCCGGCTTTTCAACACATTCGGCCGCGGATGTCCTGAATGTCGACATTTCCGCTTATTCCGGCGCCGGATATGCCGGAACTTATATAAAAAGAATATATGATAAGCTGCCAGCTAATTACATTATGGGGGCCGGCGGGCAGTCTGACAAGGATGATGACATTGACGCAATTTTGGCGGATACCGCGGCTATGGACACCAGTTCGGAATTAAGAACTTTGTTGGCCGGCAGTGACACTGCTTTATCTACTGTTACAACCGCACAGGTTAATTCCGAGGTGGATACGGCTTTGGCTGATATCGGATTAGACCATTTAATTAATTCTGCTTTGCCGGCGGGGGTTTCTACTGACGTGGCTTTAGGCAGCGTTTTTGGGGAACTGCTCGACGACGGCACAGCGTGGAGTTACGACCGGGCGACCGACTCCCTGGAAGCGATCCGGGACAGGGGAGACTCGGACTGGATAACGTCCGCGTTGGCAGCCTCTGACATTTGGGGATACGGAACAAGAACGCTGACAGCTTTCGGATTTACCGCTGACGCGAACCTAACGCAGATACTGGGCTCGGCGTTGACCGAAACGAATACGCTTGCCGACGCATTTTCTTACTTTTTCGACGTGGCTGCCCCGTCGAAAACGATTAACGATTGCGGGGTGGCCGGGTCAGGGCTGACAGCACAAGAGGTCTGGGAATATGATATTTCTGCGATTTCCATAGGGGGATATGCCGGGGATTACCTGAACAATCTGCCGAACGATCCCGCGGATGACAGCGATATCGACAGTCAGTTATCCGCGATCCAGACTGACCTTGATAACCCCTCACAATATAAAGCGGCCGGCTTTATGCCGGACTCAGAGGACGGCAGTTCGTTTACGGCCATACCCTGGAACGCGGCGTGGGACGCGGAAGCCGAAAGCGAAGCAATAGACGCATTGAATATATACGGCCCGCCGACAAAAACAGAGCTCGATACCGCTGTTGCCGATGTCAGCGTGGATGAATTGCAGGCTTCCGCCTTGGCGGATTTATTTAATACTAACAGCGGCGACGATTATGATACGGCCGCCGCCGGGTCGGTTGTCAAGGAAATCGCCGATAATGCCGGCGTATCGGGAGCCAAAGATTTCACCGACAATGAGGCTACGGCAATAAAAGCGGTTCTAGGCGTGGGAGACGACGACGCGACACCGAATGATGTTACATCGGGAATACTCGATGCTATCCGCGACTTAATTAAAAGGCTGAGGAGATAAAATGGATCTTAATAAAACCGATATCTATTATCCGCAGTACCAGGAGCCGACAGGCGATGTGTCAGCAGTAGCGTTTGGAATTATCCGGCTTTCAGACGGTAAAATGTACGATTTCAGCGGCGGAGAATGGAAATCAAGCGGGTGGGCCACGCAGTACCAGGCGATGACGGAAAGCCAAAACGGGTTGTGGATTTACACCCCTGGTTGGACAACACCGAATACAAAGGCGATATATAAAGTACAGCTGAAAATTACGGATCCATCGGGATCGTATTACACCGATGGGGACCTGCTTAATGTCACGGATATCGTGCAGCAGGTGGTATCAACAACATCAACTCCTTCGACTACACAGGAAAGGCTTAACGCCGTGCGCGCGGCAATTAACGCGATAATTACGGGCGGGGCAGTGCAGTCATACCAGGTCGACGGCGTGAATATAAATAAATTCTCCCTGACTGAGCTGATGGAACTCGAGGACAGGCTGAAACGGCAGCTGGCCGCGGGGCAAACCAGGAAAACGTACGTACAATTTGAGGACCCTTGATATGAGAGAAATAAAAACAGGAAAACCCCTGCACGACAAATTATCTAAAACAATCGACGGAATAATCGGCATATTCAGCCCCAAGGCGGCGTTTGCCCGCAAACGGTACCGGCTGGCGTCGTACATGACGGACAAATTCTCTTCGCATTACCGCGGCGCGGCAAAAGATAGAGTAAAAAGTTCCTGGGTCCCCGGGGACTATTCCGCGGACGAGGTTATATTAAACGACCTGCCGGACCTGCGCGAACGTTCCCGGGACTTGGTGCGGAACGACCCTTACGCGGGCGGGGCCATAAATACTATCGTTACCAACGATATCGGCACCGGCATAAAAATGCAGAGCCGCGTGGACGGGAAAGCAGTAGGGCTTACACCAAAGCAGGTGCGCGAAGTACGCAAGGTGATTGAGGCGGAGTTTAACGCCTGGGCGCAAAAATCGGATGCAGGGGACCGCCTGAACTTTTCAGAAATACAGGCGATGATCGACCGCAATACCCTGGTTAACGGCGAAGCGCTGGTCATGCGCATTTTAATCGACCGCAAACACAAGCCGTACTCGCTGTGCTACCAGATGATCGAGTCCGACCGCATGGATACGCCTTCCGGCGAGCACGCTAATAAGTATATCCGCAAGGGCGTGAAAATCGGCAAGACCTACGGAGAGCCGATATCTTATTATATCCGCAAAGCGCATCCAGGGACGTATATCTTCGGGGATACAACGAAAAAAAACGATTTTCTCGAAATACCTAAATACGATAAATACGGGCATATCAATATGTTCCATTTGTACTGGGTGGAACGGCCGGGACAGTCGCGCGGGGTGCCGATATTGGCGCCGGTTATCGACGCGTTCCGCAATTTGGGGCTTTATATGGAAGCGGAGCTGATGACCGCGCGCATCGGAGCGTGCATTTCCATGATAATCGAAACGCCGGAAATCGAGGAATCAATGGTTGACGGCACGGACGATACAAATTCGTCCGGAGACAAAATTACAAAAATGAAGCCGGCGGGAATAGTCAGGCTGCACCCCGGAGAGAAAATGCAGCAGTTTAAGCCGGAGCGCCCGGGCATGACATTCGACCCTTTTGTGGACAGAGTGCTGCAGTCAGTTTGCGCCTCATTAAACTTGCCTTATGAGCTGGTGCTTAAGGATTTCCGCAAGTCAAACTATTCCAGCGCAAGGTCCGCTCTTTTAGAGGCCCGTAGGTATTTCCGCATGCGCCAGCAGTGGCTGGTAAATAAGTTCTGCCAGCCGGCGTACAGGCAGTGGATGGAAGAAGCGGTAATGCGGGGACGCATACCGCATTTGTCCATGAAGCAGTTTATCGATAAGTTATACCTGTGGACAGCGGCAAAATGGATCGCTCCGGGCTGGGAGTGGGTGGACCCGGTGAAAGACGCGACCGCGACAAAAATCGGGCTCGAGAATAAAATAATGACCCACGCGGACGTGTACGCGTCGCGCGGCGAGGACTGGGAAGAAGGGTTCGAGCAGATAGCTGTGGAGCAGGAGCGCAAGAAAGAGCTGGGGATCGACAGCGGGCAGCCGCGGGAGGAAAACAATGCCGGCAGTAAAAATAATAATGATGTAATCGATGATCTGGGCAACGATAAAACCGGCGATGAGGAGGAGGAGGAGGAATTATGAGTAAAAGCGTGAATGAATTATTTTTCCTGAGGCCGTGGGCCATAAAAGAAGATGTTTTAAAGGCGATGTCCGTTATTGTCTGGCGGCATATGCAAGGCGAGAAACTTTCCGAGGAGGCAATACAGGCGGCAACTGCCGGGAAAAAACAACCCTCGCGCGGGTACGAAGTTGTTAACGGCACGGCCGTTATCCCGATCGTGGGAATAATCGGCAAGCGGTTTAACCTAATCGAAAGGATATCGGCCAACACTACATCTACGGCGCAGATCGAGCAAGACCTCGCGATCGCCCTGGCCGATGATGAGGTCAAAAACATTCTGCTGGATATCGATTCTCCGGGAGGCAGTGTGTCCGGGGTCGCAGAGCTTGCGGAGATAATATACGAAGCCAGAAAACAAAAACCGATCGCGGCGTACGCCAACGGGCAGATGGCATCAGCTGCTTACTGGATAGGCAGCGCGGCAAGTAAGATATACGCCTCTAAAACAGCGGAGGTCGGGTCCATCGGAGTGTACGCGGTGGTCGAGGACTGGACGGTGCGCAACCACAACGCGGGTATTAAAGTAGATGTCATCAAGGCGGGCAGATATAAGGCCGCGGGGCATCCGGACAAGCCGTTTACCGAGGAAGACCGCGCGGTAATCCAGGCGGAAGTCAACGAGTATTTCGAGCTGTTCCGCCAGGCAGTGGCGCAGCATCGGGATTTTTCGGACGAAGAACTTGACGCGGTTGCCAACGGCCGCGTGTACATCGGCCGCAAGGCAGCGAACATGCGGCTGGTGGACGGAATCCGGCAGTATAATACCGTGCTTAAGGAAATGGCTAAAAGAGAATCGCGCGCGCAGGCAGGAAGCCCGGACGCGGGGAAGGGCGGACAAACAGAAACCAGGCTCGAAAAAGAGCCGCAAAAAGGAGGGAATAGTATGGATTTTAAAACATTAACAAAGCAGCAACTGGAAGAAGAATGCCCGGATCTTGTTACGGCAATCAAGGACGAAGGGAAAGCGGAAGGCCGCGAGGAAGCGTTTGAAGAGGGCAAGGCTGAAGGCAAAAAGGAAGGCGTAAAAGAAGCTAAAGAGGCCGAAGAAAAACGCATCGCCGGCATTATCGAAAACATGCCGCCGGACATGGAAGCGGCCGCCTTGAAATGCATAAAAGAAGGCAAGAGTGTGGAGGATTCAAAATCAGCGTTCCTGAATGAGTATAAACAGGCGGCGGCACAGAGCCCAGGCGCAAATGATGAAGAAGCTGGAGCGCGGGAACCAACAACTCCGGAAGAAAAATACACCCAGGAATATAACAAAGACCCGAAAATCCAGAAAGAGTTTTTAAGCCTGCGCTCGTACATTCTTTTCCGCAAGAACGAAGACGCGGGGAATGTGAAAATCCGTTAAACCGGCTGTGCCGGGCGGCACGTTTCGGATGATATAAAAAACTTAACTTATTAACAAGGAGGATTGGGATATGACAACATTATCAGCAAACAAGGTGAGAGAGTATGAGCTGGCCGGACCGGAGGAAAGCTTTAACGACCTGCCAATAGTGGCTTCTGATATTATCTATGAGGGAGCGGCAGTCGGCGAGAACGGTTCGGGAGCTTTCCGGCCATTGGTCGGCGGGGATAACTTTGCCGGATTTGCCACCCGCAAGTGCGATAATTCCTCAGGCTCGGCAGGGGATAAAAACATTAACCTGAAAACCAAAGGGCGCATCAAGCTGTCAGTGACCGGGGTTACGGGGGTTACTGATGAGGGCAGCACGGTGTACGCTACCGATGACGATACGTTTACGCTGACATCCAGCGGCGCATCATCTATCGGCAAGATTGTGCGTTACATCAGCGGCACAAACGTTATCGTCGCGTTTGAGGCGGTATCGGAGAGATCGATTTAAAAGGCAGTTCGGCAGTTTATTGTTAGTATTTTAGTTCGGCGTGTTTTAAGAAGTACGGCGTTTTCGGAATGGTTCCGGAAACGCTTTTTTTATTAACCTAAAGAAGGAGGAGTAAATCATGGATCAGAGAGGACTTTCAAGTCGGGCTATTGTCGGCCGCATTTATGAAGTGCTGGAAATGAATAAGGATAAGTTCTGGCCAACGCGGCTGGGTATGAAGATGCCGTCCAACCAGGAGAGCGAGACCTATAAGTGGTTAGGCATGTCTCCAGCTATGCGCGAATGGATCGGCGGGCGCCATCCGGTTGGGCTGCGCGAGAACGGCATCACTATCAAAAATAAGAAATTCGAGACAACCTTAGAGATAGATGAAGACGACCACAGAAGGGACAAAACCGGGCAGATCGATATTCGTATCGGGGAAATGACTGACCGGGTTGTACAGCATTGGGCGAAATTATTGTCGGCGCTGATACTCAATGGGGAATCAACAGTATGTTATGACGGGCAGTATTTCTTCGATACCGACCACTCCGAAGGAGACAGCGGGACTTTGTCAAACGACCTTTCAGCAAGTGACTACAGCGAGTTAAATGTGTCAACAGCAACAGATCCAACACCGGATGAACTGGCTAAGATTATTTTAAAGATGATCCAGCACATGTACAGCTTTAAAGACGACCGCGGCGAGCCGATAAACGAAAACGCTTTAAAATTCGGCGTAATGGTGCCGGTACCGTTCTTCTCGGCAGCGGTTCAGGCGGTGTACAGCAAGTTCCTGGCTACCGGAAGCGGAGTGCGGGACAATATGCTGGCTGCTGGGCAGAAACCGGAGGACATGTTTTCTGTGGATATGGTCATCCATAACGCGCGGCTGACCTGGACGACAAAACTGGTCGTATTCCGGCTGGACGGGCGGACAAAACCGTTCATCCTGCAGGAAGAGGAAGCCATGACCGCGGAGGTGCTGGGGGTAGGGTCTGAACATACGTTTAAGACCGGCAAAGAGCTTTACGGCGTGAAAGCACTGCGCAACGTCGGTTACGGTTACTGGCAGCATGCATGCTTGGCAACATTGAGTTAAGTTCAATTATCGCTGGGGCGGCTGTTCAAAACGGCCGCGCCCCGCGGTTTTAACCGGAGAACAGCTATTTTAATGCAACTATTAAAATAGTGCTTTTTAAAAGGAGGCGGCAAAAATGGCGGAGAAGGGAAAAAACGGGGCACAGCTGGCATTGAAAACAGAACGGGTGTTGGGCGGGAAAAAATATAAGGCCGGAACAATAGTCGCGAAAGTAACTATGGCCGGCGGAATTAAGATTGAAGCGCTGGGGAAATTAATCCAGACGAATGAAGTAAAGGTAATCGAGTAAGTCTATCTGGTACCGCTTCGCCCCGGGGAACCCGCGCAAGGACGCGCGGTTCTCCCAGCGGTGAAGAATGAGGAAATATAATTATAATGACGTTCAAAACTCAAATAGCAAACGATTTTTATAACGGGATATTAAACACAAATGAGACGGCTGAGGAAATTATTTATACACCCTACGGCGGCTCGGCAAAAACAATCAAAGCGTTTGTCACGCGGTTCCGCGTAGACGCCAACCCGCATACTAACAGCCGGCTGATGCAGAATCAAGCGCGGGTGCGGATAACCAATCATTCCACGTACGGGGTGGACGTTGTCAAAAAAGGATTTGATAAGGTGACTATGCCGCTAAGGCCGGGAGATTCTTCTATTGACTGGGCAGTGGTCGAAATATCAGGCAAAAACAGCGGGTTTTGGACTTTAATCGTGCAGAGGTAATAATTATGGAATTACAGGTCGAAGTGAACAGCAAAAAACTGCAGGAGGCGCTCAGGCGCGTGCCGGGATACCTGCGCATCGGGATGTCGGACGCTCTGGACCACTCGGCTAAAAAGTTCTTTAAAACCTGGAAAGCGGAGCGGCTGCAGGGGCCGCCGGGGGTGCGCGTGTTCCGCGGCGGGCTGTTAACACGGTTTAAAAAGAATTTTTTCGGAGGCGGCGGGAATGTTATGGACATGGGCGTGTCAATATATACAGATTCTAAAACCGCCAGGCTGCATGAGACCGGAGGAACAGTTACCGCGGGAAGCGGAAAGCTGGCGGTGCCTTTATCGCGCAATAAGGAGATGTACACAGCTTCCGGCCAGTTGCGTAAACGGTTCCGGGACCCGGGACAGCTGAAAAACGTGGAGCCGGTAAAAATAAAGGGCAAGACATATTTAGCCAAGATTATACGCAAAACGCGGGAAATTAAGCCGCTGTATGTTTTGAAACGCAGTGTCCGGCTTAAACCGCGCCTGCAGTTTTACCAGACATGGGAAAAATTACAACCGCTGCGGATGCAGTATATAAATAAAGCGATCAGCAAAGCGCTGAAGAGGGCTTAATTATGGGGTTATCGGTTAGAGAAAAAATATTCGCGGATGTTAAAACAACACTTGCCGGAGTGTCCGGGCTGACTGTGGCAAGGTACTGGCAGCACATGAACAGCCTGTTGGATACCCCCTGCGCGATCATTTTGTCCGGGCCGTCAACCGCGGTGATGGACCCTAACCGGCCGCACGATTTATCGGAACGAATCGACCAAATCATTATTTTACTTTTTTATAGGCAGCAGGAAAGCGATGCAACAGCCACGGACACATATTTAAACCAGTGGCTCAATAGCATTGAAAAAGCGTTGATGTCGGATTATACGCGCGGCGGTTACGCGGCCGACTGCTGGCTGGGGGACGTGGCGCCGATAGAACTTAGCGACGGCGGACAGGAGTCCGGCCTCGAGATTATATTAAACGTGCATTACCGGTACGACCGGACTGATCCGGAAACGGCGCGGTAGAAACCAGGGAGGATAGATTATGAATTACAGACGCAGGCAAATAGCGGGAAAAATTGAAAGCAGCCCAGGCACGGCGGAATCATTGTCCGCAACGGACGCGAAATCGTTTGCGTTCGGCGCAATCATCAGCATGGCCGGGGTGGAAAACTACGACCGCAACCCGGAACGCAATACCGGGGCAAAATTGGGCACAATCCCGGGAAAACGGCCTCTGACCCTGCCCTTTGAGCTGGATGTTAAAGGCTCGGGCACGGCAACAACTGAGGCGGATTTTGTTAAGTATATGCGCGCGTGCGGGCATGAGGTGAACGCTTTTTACGCTATCACTATCGGAGAGGTAACCAGCGGGCCGTTCCAGCACGGGGAAACTATTACCGGCGCGAATTCCGGGGCAACTGGAAAAGTGCTTATTGATACGGCCGACGGGACAACCACGCTGTATTTTATTCAGTTAACAGGAACTTTTGAAAACGCGGAAACTATTACCGGAGGCACCAGCGGCGCGACAGCGACTACCGGCAGTACGCCTTCCGAAACCGGAAAGGCGGTTACCCCGATATCCACGTCAATACCGACGATAACATTGGCCGGGTACGAAGACGGAGTACGCAAGCTCCTTAAAGGCTGCGTAGGCAACCAGAAGATTCGATGGGAAAACGGCAAGCCGGTGCGGCTGAGCCATAATTTTATGGGCGTGGAGCAGAGTATCGATGATGCCGCCTATATTACCGGCATTACCAGGGAGAGCACTGTACCGCCGGCGTTCATGGCTGCGACCGTTACGCTCAACAGTACCGCGCTAAGATTCCGGACATTGGAGTTTGACGCTCAGAACGAAATCGCGCCGGTTGACGATCCTTCAGAAACTTACGGTATAAAAATGTTTATGTGGGTGGACAGGGTCCCGGTAATTACCGCTGACTTCGATATGCTCCTGGTGGCGGCGTTCGATTTCCACGGATATTGGCGCGCGGCGACAAAAATGCCTCTAAACCTGCAATGGGGCTCAGATGCCGGCAACCAGTTCCGTTTTTACGCGCCCCAGGTGCAGATTAACGACGTAGAGGACGGGGACAGGGAAGGCGTCAAGGTCGCGAACGTGAAAATGGCGGTCTGCGGCCGAGGAAGCCTGACCGACGACGATTATGTGATGTTATGCTACTAAAACGAAAGAAACGAAAGGGGTGATATACGGTGGCATTTAAAGGGATTAATATTTATGAAACAAAGGATTATATATCCCCTAACGATCCGGATAAAGATAGTCCGACGGTATTCAAGCTCGGGGCAATCGATACGATAATGGATGCCCAGATTAAAGATGTGACGGCAACATACGACCGGATGGCAAATGAATATCAGATTAAATCCGGACGCCGGATAATCCTGACCGTGAAAATGGGGCTTAAAGGCATGGAAAATTTTCTTGACCCGAGAACAAATCAGCCGGTGAAATTTGATACTGTGAGTATGAGCTTTGGGGGCAAAAATTACCAGGTGGTTACCGATGAAATACTGAAAATGTTTACTCCGGAGCTTATGTTTGAATTATCTAACGAAATTACCAGGAACCTGGAATTTTCGGAGGAAGAGCGAAAAAACTGATCCTGGCGGTCTGGGCGCCCCATATCGGCCTGGACTGCCGCAAGTGCTCGGAGCAGGATAAGCTCGAGCTGGGCTGTGATAACGAGGGGATAATCCCGGGCGCGATCACAATACCGGAAATAGATATGAAGTTTAACCGCTGCCCCTTAAGGCTGATCACACAGCAGAGCGCGGATTATTTAGAAGCGTACAGTTTTTTTAATTCAGGATATCTGCCGAACGAGGGAGGATGGATGGGCCAGTCAGTAAAGTTTATCAAAGCAATGCGGATAATCCAAAGCGAGGTTATACGCGTGCAGGAAAAAAGGATGAAAAAATGAAAAAGAATATGCATTATAACGGGGTTGTATCCGGAGATGGCCGTTTTCTTATCTTATATGAATCATCCAGCGGTTTCCATTCTAATACCCGGCCGTATCTGAAATTTTTTATTCTTTTTGAATTATGGCACCAAGCATGGAAAAAATCACGGTCCAAAGCGTATATGTTAACTTTTCTTTCCGTAATTTCTTTTTTAGAAGAAATGTATTTGATCCATAAGACTTTTTTTCCTTTTAAAATATTTTCCGCATTAGAAAAAGTAAATGATTGTTGCGGTGCTGTCACTTGATGTTTTTGCTCTTTGAGCCATTGGGAATATGACTTTTTACTGAAGAATTCTTTTTGTTCCCAGAGATATTTAGCAACCAGCGCATCCTTGTTAAAAAATGAGTTTAATATCTCACAAGAAGTAATATTGTTAATGTTAAATGTGCGGGGTTCTTGTCTTAAGCTGCACCAGGCATAGATATGAGTCTCGGTTACATAATACGGATTAATAATGCGATGCAAGTCATTGTAAGTGATTTTTAATTGCGTTTGATTAACGATAGATTTATCTATGACGTCTTGAGTAAGTGATATAGAAGGGGGAAAATTATGAGGAGGTTGAATGTTCGCTTGTTTTTTAGAAAAAAATAGAAGTAAGACAATGATAAAACTAAATATTACTACAATGTGCATAAAAAAAACGCCTAATTATTTAAGGGTAACTCCCAATATGATAAAGATCGCGGAAATAACCCAAAGTGCCGGAAACATGAAACCCGCTATTGCAAAAATAACCCCTAATAAGAATAGGAAAACCCCAACGATTCCGCCAGCAGTTACTGGTTGTTTCGACATAATAACCTCCTCACTAAAAGATACACTAAGAAAAGGAGAATGTCAATATGCCGTCTAAACATGAATTGGAAATCAGAATGAAGATGCGCGATGAGGCCAGCAAACGATTAACCGGGGTAAAAAACCATATCCGGCAATTTGCCGACGATGTCAGGAAAAATTGGAAGGCAATTGCCGCATCGATCCTGGCGGTGGGTTACGCACTGTCTAAAATAACCCAGGATGTAATTTCGTATGGAGTCCAGCTCGATAAGATGTCGAAAATGACTAATATGTCGACGGAAGAATTCTCAAAGCTTGCTTATGCCGCGGAGCAGGAACATGCGAGCATGGAAGCGCTTTCAAAAGCATTACCGGTATTAGCGAAATATATGGGCCAGGCAAAGGACGGGCTTATGACGTATAAACGGGCTTTTGACGCCATGGGAGTAAGCGTGGCTGACAGCTCTGGAAAACTGCGGAGAACATACGATGTTTTTATGGATATAGCGGAATATGTAAGCACTGCCAAAGATAAAACAGAAGCATTGCAAAGAGCCCAGGAAATATTGGGCAGAGGCGGGAAAGAGCTTTATAACATGCTCTTGCTCGGCGAGTCAGGGCTTAAACAACTGGGGGAAGAGGCAAAACAGGCAGGAATTGTTTTAGATAAAATCTCCGCAGAAGAGATGAAAGAGTTCGATGATAAAATGCTGCAGCTGAAAAGGTCTTTGAGGGGATTGGCGATTGCATTTACTAAGGAGATGATCCCGGTTTTAAAAGAATTTGCGGGATATCTTACGGAGGGCGTTATCGCAATGAGGCAGTTAAGAACAGTTAAACAAGTGGATGAATTCTATAGATTAATAGGCGCATTGGAAATGACCAAAGAAAAAATGACGAAACTTAAAAAAAATGATTTTTTGCGTAAAGACTATTATGAGCATAATCTTGTTCTTTTTTCCGAAAAATTAACTGACTTAGCAATTAGTCTGCAACGAGCGGGGATTGCATTTGATTTAGTTAAACTTAAAGAATTAATTACCGACGAAGATTTAAAGCGGTTAGAAAAAATGAGCGTTGAATTGCAAAATATTACGATAACACCGCCGGACGGCAAAAAACCCGGGCGGTTTAAGGCAATAATGGATGAGTTCTCGGAGTTTGCTAATGTCCAGAGCCAGGTTGCGAAGCTGCTTTGGGATGACATGGCCGGATCGTTTAAGACGTTCTTCCTGGACGCGTTCCATCGCGAGCTGAAAACAGCCGAGGATTACTTCCGGGCGTTCGGGGACGTAATGCTGAACGTACTGGCGAATATTATGGGGCAGATAATGGCGTATTTCGCGGTAGTCAAGCCGCTGGTGGGGATGTTTCCGGGGCTGGCTCCGGCGTTCGGGATGGGGGCAGAATCGAAGGTTCCAGGCGCGGCTGCCGGCGGAATCATTGTCCGCGGCGGGATTGTTGATGTGGGGGAAAGGGGCAGAGAAAGAGTTTACCTGCCGGCCGGGGCGCAGGTTGTGCCGCTAAACCAGGGGCAAAGCGGTGGTGGCGGGCAAACCATAATAAACAATTATTATATAACCGCTCTTGATGCGAAAAGTTTTCAGGATAAGCTCCGCAGCGAAGGCAGCGGGGTAATCCAGGAAATCAATATCAAGGCGCAGAAATATAACCGCGGTTATAGAGATATGCAGAGGGTTTTCGCATGAGCACAGAGATATTAACGTTATCGCCGGCTTTTAAAACTATCGAAGAGGGCATCAGCTACGATACGACTATATTCCGGTCTGGCAAGGGTAAGGAAAAAGCCTACTCGCACCGCTCGCGCGGAATGCGGGACTTGACACTGTTTCTTAAATACCAGAGCGATACAGCCGTGAAGACTATATGGGATTTTTACAGGGCGCGCAAGGGCCGATACGATCCGTTTTGGATTAAGTTCCCCACGCATAAAAAAAGCGAAGGCGAGTCTCTCGGCACGGGCGATGATAACGAGACAGAGTTCGCACTGGATTATTTCCCTATAGACGTAAACTCTGTCGTCCCTTATTTCGACGGCGCAGCGCAATCTTCCGGGTTTACCGGATCGAATAACCTTACGACAGAATCGTCAAAAATTACCTTTACGCCGGCTCCGGGAGCGGGCGTTGTGATTACCGCGGATTATGAGTTTTATTTCCAGGTACGGTTTATGGAAGACCGGCTGTCGAGGGAACTGATAATGTATAAGCTGCTGCACATGGGGCTTAAACTGCAGGAAGTGCTATGGGATACGTATACGGTTCCTTCTACTTAAAAATTAAGGATGTTTTATGCAGAGTCTTACTACTGAATTTAAAGCGGAAGCGGCAAAAGCGAATAACCGGCCGTGCGAACTTTATGATATATACCTGGGGAGCCAGGATGTTAAAGATTCTAATACTTACCATTTCTGTACGGATAACACAAAGGTCAGCTTTTGGAATTTAGACGGCGACGCGCAGGATTATACCCCTCTTAACCTCACCCGGGAACCGATAAACGCCAATTCTCAATTATCCGTTGATTCTGTGGGCGGAGAGTTCGATAACGCCGATCTGGCATGGAGTAACTGGATCGCCTCGCCAATTACGGGGGACTTGCGCGGCAAACGTGTGGTAATCCGCCGGGTGTTCCTGGACCTTTTAACCTCGTCAACGCACTGTAAAATACTTTTTGACGGTATTATCAGCCAGGTGGAGGAGCTGAGAATAGAAAAAGTAAAGGTGCGCATCCGCTCGAAAATAAGTTCCTTATCGGTTATTACCGGCGCGCTGCAGAACATTGACTGCCCGTATATCCTTGGGGACGATTGGTGCGGGGTCAATAACACTCCGATAACCGGCCAAACAGCTGACTCCGGGTGTACAACGACAACAGTGGTGGACGCGGCCAGGACAGAAGCTGACGATTACTGGAACCGCGGATTTATCAAGTTTACCAGCGGCCAGAATGAGGGGATAGAGAGGACGATAATCGATTTTGACGCGGACACGGACACATTGACCCTGGATTACGCTTTGCCTTACGCGCCGGCTGAAGGAGATACGTACGAGATCCGGCGCGGGTGCGACCAGGCGTTCGATACATGCAAAAACGTTTTCGGCAACCAGGCTAATTTCGGCGGATGCAAAGACATCCCGCAGACAATGAACCCGGTACCGGTGGAGGAATAATGCAGAAGCATATCATAGAACTTATAGACAGTTTGGTGGGCATACCCTGGGAATCAGCGGATTGCGTAAAACTCTGCGAGATGTTTCTCCAGGGAAGAGGCATCGATGCACAAGCCCCATCCCGGGATGAGGCCAAACATATTCCCCCGGAAATTCTCAAAGAAAAAATAAAAGAAAACGCGCATATCATCCCCGCGGATAAATTAGAAGCCGGAGATATTTTGGTTTTTAAAATCAAAGACGAGCTCCATGTAGGCGTATACATCGGGTTTAAAAAAATGCTGCACGCCCAGGAAGGGGACAGAAGCAGAATAAGCAGGATGACCCCGCACTGGGCGGAAATGTTCCAGTTCGCGTTAAGGCCGAAAGGCGGCAGGATGTATTTACCGCCGGCTGGACCTCCGGCCGGAGCGGTTCTCGGAGGGCTGATCGCCGGAGGTATAGGGCTGGCGGCCGAAGGCGCTACGTTCCTGAGCGTGGCATGGGCGACCATCCAGGGCGTAGCTATTGGTTATTCCGTGGGGCTGGCTCTTGATCCGCCGAGGCGCAATGCTAACGCTTCATCGCCCCGGTATAAGTTCGGCAAGCTGGAGAATACGGTCAGCAATCAATACCCGTTTCCCAGGATATACGGCCAGGTAAGGGTCGCCGGGAATTTTGTTTTTCAGTACCCGGCGGACGGCGGGGAAGAGGTGGATATCCTGATAATGCTCGGAGAGGGAGAAATCAACAGCGTATCCGAGGTCAAGGTCAATAATATCGATATTGCCAGCCTGCCAGGGTGTTCTTATACGGCTTTTTTAGGCACATCCACGCAAAACGTGGAGACAGACACAGGGTTAGACCTGGGAGGCGTGGAATACCGCAACCGGGCGTGTTTGCACGTGCATCTGGCGTCATCGGACAAGCTCAAAGGCGGCAGGGCGACAATAACTTGCCTGGTACAAGGGCTCAAAGTGCAGACCTGGAACGGCAGCGCGTGGACGTCAGCAAAGACATATTCCGCTAATTACGCGGCGTGCCTGCGGGATTACCTGATCACCGAACGCCAGCGCGGAGGAGTGGGGATACCCGCGGCGAATATTGACAGCGACAGCTGGGGAGAAGCGTATGAGGACTGCGCGGAAAGTGTCAGCGACGGCGAAGGCGGTACAGAAGCGAGGTATGAGATAGGATATTCTATAGACCAGCGCAGGCCGGCAAACGACAACATCGCGGAGATGCTTGTTGGATTCGGCGGCATGATTTTCCGCTCCGGCAGCGTGTTCAAGCTGAGAGTTTCAAAACAGGAAAGTTCTGTATTAAGCCTGACCGAAGAAGACCATATCAAGGAGATGGTCATATTCGGCAAGGATGTTGACGAAAAAATAAATAAATTCAGTATTGAATATTTCGATCCGGACCAAAACGACGTGATGGTCAAGGTGCCCTGCGCGCAGAATAGGGCGGACCAGCAAAGGCGCGGAATATACGAGAAAACACTGACCATCCCCTGCATTAACCGGCAGTCTCAGGCGCTCAGGCTGGGATACCAGTATTTTTACGAGGAGCTAATAAATAACCTCACAGGGAAACTGGTAGTAAGCATGGAGGCGGTATCCCTGGAGCCTGGGGATATTATTAAGGTCACGCATAGCCTTATGAATTGGACTGAACAGAGGGCGCGCGTTTTAGAAATAGCGGAACTTGAGGCCGGTATTTATACTTTATATTTCCAGACTTATAATCCGTCAATTTATAACGATAGGTACGGAGCGCCTATACAGCTGTTTAATTACGGCACGCCGGCAAATCCTTATGCTCCGGTCACGGACGTTACCGGGCTGAACGTTTCCGAAAGCACTTACTACCTGCATAAGGACGGCACAGCGGCATCTGACTTGATTATTTCCTGGACAGAGCCGACAGACGATTCTAAGCGGCTTCTGAGCCATTACCAGGTGGAGCTGAAAAAGGGCGCGGGCGATTATGTGGTAGCAGGCACGCCGGCGGCGAATAATTTCCGCGTTTATGCTGTTGAGGAAACCAGCTATTATGTGCGGGTGAAAACCGTCAGCATAAATAAAATTATATCTGACGGGACAGTCTCCAGCCAGGTTACTGTCCTCGGGAAAGAACAAAAGCCGGCAACGCCGACGGGTTTCGATGTGTACCAGGCGGGGAATATGCTGCGTTTTACCGCGGACGCGCATCCGGAAGCGGATTTTTCTCATTTTAAAATCGTCAGGCCGAACGGGGAGATTATCGCTGAGCGCGCCGACCTTACAGAGGTCATGTACCCGATAGGGCAGATAGGAGAGCAGACGTTCTACTGCTACGCCGTGGATCAGTCCGGCAACCAGAGCGAGGCGCCGGCAACGGACACAATCGACGTGGACAAGCCGCCGGAGATGAACTTTATTAATTTATATAATCTCTGGGCGCAGAACATCGAATACAAGCACAGCAATACAGGGCTGGTAATGACAAACGATTATGACAGCGGGTACGCCAGGCCGGCGATAACCCTTAAAACGCAGGCGACCTGGGAAGAAAGGGAAGCGGAATCGCAGACATGGGAATACCAGGAGGCTAATGGCGGGCTGGTCATGGACCGGCCGGTGGAAGCTTCCGGAAGCTTTGAAATGATTACCCCTATCGATATTGGTACTATCGTATCGTTTAATGTCGTTACCGATATCGATTACCGCAATGTATCCGGAGGAAGCGTAATCCTGCAGATCAGCTGCAGCGAGGATGGAGTAACGTATTCGAGCTTCGCGAATGCGGACCCGACAACACTGTATACAGCGCAATACATAAAATTTAAACTGCTGTTATCAACTTCCGACACGAATTTTAATGTGTATGTTTACGGGGCGACGATATACGTTAACGCGCCGGTTACTAAGGTCGCGTGGACCTCTGACCTGGCGGTGCCCACAGGAGGCGCGGACTGGTATTACGGAACGGATTTTACTTATATACCCCGCGTGGTAGTGAATATCACAAACGGCGCGGCCGGGTTCGTTAAAGTTACAAAGGCAATAGATAAATGTACGTTTAGGGTGTATTCCGATCAGGCGATGACAACGCCGATCGGGACAGCGGAGGTGGACGCGGATGCTAAAGGAAGCTAAGAAAAAAATCGAAATTTTAAAAATCAAATCGCCGGTTTTGCGCGATGTAACTGTCCGGAAAAAACTAAAAGCGCAGCGGTTTAAAATCATCGGCAAGGTTCCCGGAATGAAAGGTTATTGTATGGCGTGCCATGTCGCGAGGCAAATGGTAGAAGCGTATCAGGTCAACCTCATCGATTCGCGCCGTGCTATAGTTGGGCACTGCGAAAAATGCGGGACACAAATTTATAAAAAGGAGAGGTGATAAATCATGGAAAAAAGTACCTTCGATCGTAATCAACCGCAGGGGAGCATGTCTTTGCTGAATTTACGCAATACATTAAGGGCGCTGTTTCAGTCCGACATTATGCCGCTGAGGCCGCGGGCAAGCCTTATCCTGGACGATATGGAATATCCGTCCGATGCCGGAGCCCAGGCGGAGTGGTCAGGGACCGGAGTTACCGTAGGGTATTCTACGGCTAAGCAGGAAGGAAATTACGCGTTAGAATTGGCAATCGATGCTACCGGAGACAGGGCAGTTGCCCGGTCTTTGACAATAGACCTTTCGGCGTTTACTTCGGTGAAGGTCTGGGAACGATGCGATGCGGCATCCAGCGCGATTAAGTTTTATCTGAAGGACAGCTCGGGAAATATCAGTTATTGGGATATTACTACTAATGGGTCGGCAGATACCTGGCAGCAGGACACGCTGACTTTGTCATCTCCCGACAGCAATAACGGCACAGACGCTACGTTGTCGGATATTGTCGAGTTCGGGTTTTCCGGCCTGGACGCTTCGGCCACGTATATAATCGATACTATCAAAGCGGTATGCGGCATGACTGTAGCGGTAGAAACTTCAACGCCGGGGTCGTATTATCAGAATGTCTATGTTATTGATCAGCCGCTGGCTGCAGGTATTCAGGCAGCGCCGGAACTGACCGCGCCCAGTGCTAACCCGAGAATTGATATCCTGACGATCAACAGCGCGGGGACATTAGCGTGGGTTACCGGGGCAGAAGCGTCACCGCCGAGCGCGCCGTGGTCGAGTTTAACCCCGGAAAAACTGCCTATATGCCTGGTGTACTGCAAATCGACAATGACCAGCGTGCTCGATTATGAGGACAAGGATAGCGACAGCAACCAGGGATATATTTACGCGGACGTGCGGCCTCTGCTGCAGATAGGGTTTGCCAACCTGGCGAATTTGATTAACACTGACGAGTTTAAGATCACTTCCGGCTTGCTGATGTCGAATGACTGGGTTTCTAATGATTTGAAACAGACGACGAATTCTTCCCCCCAGCCGGGGTGGGCGGACATTACGGCTACTTATACTGGCAAATTCATGAGAGTAAGCACGGGTGCCGCATTAGATACCGGAGGATCAGACACACATACTCACGCCGCCGGAAGTTACGCGGGGCCAAGTCATACTCATAGTGCGGGGACACTTGCTGCTGCAAATGAATCCGCACATACACATAGCTTGGTTAATTTAGGAACATATCAAACCGGTTTTGTCAAGAAAAGTAGCGATAGTTTTCCTGCTTTTGATGATGAAACCGGTGGAGGCTCAGCCCACGGCCATTCAATTAGCGGAGATACAGCAGCAAGTGGTACAGGTGCAATAACCGGGGTATCAGCGGCCGGAGACAATGTGCCGGCATATTTTAATGTAAAACTGCATCAGAAATCATAAACATTTACAGAAGGGGGGGGGCGAATGGCAATGGGATTATTGGCGATAATCAAAAAGCGAGAAACTAACAGGATGCGCGGCATTAAAGAACGAGTACTTAAAAACAAGGAAGCCGTGATTGACGTTTTGGGAAAAAATATCAAGGGAGCAAGGCAATGCGAGGGGCTAATGGGCGGCAAATGCATCGGTGAATTCTGTGAGAAGTTTATGGAATTTAAAAATATAGACAAAAAAACAGGAAAAGTAACGCGCTATTGGCGGTGCGCATATGTACAAACGCCGCTTTTGCTTATTGAAACGGCAAACGAAATCCGGACAACGAATTCGTTGCTGCGGGAATTGATACAGGTTATTAATAAAAAAACATAACCACAGGGAGGAGGAGCGATAATGTTCGAGTTTAAATTAACAGTCAAGACGATTGTTACTATGATTGCGGCTGCGTGGGCGTGGTTCCAATCCAAAAAAGCGCTTTGGAATTATCTAATTAAAATTGCTGCGCCTGTAGTCAAAGAAGCCGAGGAAATGGCTAAAGACGGTATTATCGACCGCGCGGAACGTAAGGCGCTGGTTATGTGCGTAATCGGTCAGATGGAAAAGGATGGGAAAATAAAACTCAATATTATAACTCGATTCTTAATCGGAAAGGTTGTTGACCGGATCGCGCGCGAGCTGCCTGATTTCAAAGTAGCGGCTGAAGCGCGGCAAATGATCGAATCTATTTCAAAAAAGAAGAAAGGAGGCAAAGATAATGTTTAAGATTTTTAAATTTGTTGCTGTATTTGTTGTTGTATTTGTTGTATCAATCGCGGTACCCGGAAGCTTTGCTTTTGCTCAGGAACAATCTCAGGTGATGGATATATCTCAGCAGCTTGACAAAGTGCCCAATACAAAGGCCGGCAGTGTATACTGGGTGACAGATAAGGAAGCCGTGGGAATGGCGACGTTTGATGTCCTGGGGTGGAAAAAGTTGAAAATTGAAGCCGGCGGCACTAATGACGCCTTTACAGGGGTTATCAGCTACCCCTTGATCAATCTCAAAAAAGATTTCAATGTGCAGCTGCCGATATTAGACCTTATCAATTGCCGCATAGGCGTTGCCGGAGGATATAGGCTGGACAAGCCGGCATATAAAAAACGCTGGCCGTGGGGATTCAGCGCGACGTTTATTGAGATTAAGTTTTAAATAGCGAAAAACCGCATATTACGGCCGGGCTTGCAAAGCAAAATAAAATTAGGTATACTTATTCTGCTTTAAAATCCGGCCGTTTTTTGAAAGGAGGCGTTTTTTATGGCGTTAAGAATGTTAAGGCACATTTTTCGCGGCCACCGGAAATTAAGCAAAGGGTGTTTGCCGAATCCATGCATGGAATACAAGCTTGTTTTTAAAAAAGGCGCGATAAAACAAATTCAGCGGTGGAAGGGGTGGAAAAACAACGCGGAAATGGCGCGCGGGTTGGGATTGACAAGACAGTACATATCAATGATGGACCACGGGTGCAGCATATCAACAACAGTAATTACAAGAGTGGCAGGGATATTAGGCAATACAGGCCACGGATGGTGGGTGCCTTTTGTCATTGTTCCTTGGGGGGAATATGATCCGAATCATCCCAGGCTGAACCTTGAAAAATATAGAGGCACAGTCAAATACCGCACATTTTCAGCATCCGGGGAAATGCGCAGGCTGGATTACCCCGCTGAATCGTTTTAAGCGGCGGGCAAAACAATTAAAAGGGCCGGAAAGCAAAAAAAAATAAAAAAACGCTTGACATGGGTCCGGTCTTACGGTATTGTGAGAGCATGGGAAGTTTACATAACGTATACCATAAGAATTCGATCCAAGCCGTTAAAAATGTTTTAACATTTTCAAGCGGTAAAAATTTTTTAACCGATGTTCAATTTTTCTGAGCATCGGTTTTTTTATC